CATTATGCGAAACGCCTAGTCAGAGCTTGTACCCCAGGTAGAACAGAACGCTTAGCGTGATGACAGGAGCGATCATTAGGCCCAGGCAAAGCCCAGGAAGAAAGCCAGCGCCGAGGCTGGAGGTTTTGCGCTTGTGGCGGACTGGTGGTTTACGGTCGTGAAACCACTCGCGGTCGATAAGTCCCATAATTCAAAGCCTCCTGATGATTAGCGGGTCCCTCCCGCAAGCGGGAGCCCTCCCGCTAACCATCATTCTGCTTTGCCGGGAGGTTGCCTGCCAGCGAAACGGTTGGAAGTCCGGAAACTACGTATCCCAAATCGTAACCCTTGAACGCTAGCGCTATGACAGTCGGTGACTGGTAGCTGATGGTGTAGCCGGTTTCCTCGAGATCTCGAAACGACACCTGCCGAATAGGTTGGCCGTTCTGGCTAATCGTCACATAGCCATTTAGGTAGCTGGTGGAGTCGTCACGCTGGCCACGCATGACGGCTGCTAGATGGAACGTAAAGCCTTGGTAAGGGTGGATCTGTTTGTCAGGTCCCCGCGGTGCTGGCGGTGTCGATGGTGTGGATTGTTCAGGCTGCGGAGCAGCTGCAACAGCAGCGATCGGGGCTGGCTGTGCGTAGATCGGGTCAACCATCACGACTGGTTCTGGCTCTTTCTTGCCCATGAAGCCAGTGATGTAAACGACCATGCCCAGGAACAGCACAAGGCAGATAACAGCCCCCTTAAACGGCCAGCGCTTCCAAAGCGGAACGATATCGTTAGCCAGTGCTTCAGTGGCGAACCCGGTGGACTTGGTGTGCGATTTGTAGAGCGGGAAGAACTTGCCCTCATATTCGCGAACGGTGGTGTTGACTACCTCGCCGCGAATACCGTCCTGAACCTTCCTGATGTATCGATCATTGGAGCCGAACGCCGTGGCCTTCTTGCAGCGATAGACCAGCTGCACAGCGTCACGGATAGCTTGGTTGATTTTGCCGTACGACTGCGTAATCAGCAGGATATCCGCGACCTCGTGACGGTGTTCGGCATACCACTCCTCAACAGCGACTGGCGTTCCGATTCGCGGCAAAGATTTGTGGCACTCATCGATGATGTAGAGCGGACCGACGCCGGTTTCGGGGTGCCGCCAAGGGTCGCCGTAATCAGAAAGTTGCGAGAACGCATGAATGGTTTTTCCGTCGATAACCAGAGGACGGCGAATCTCGATATTGCGGCTGCAACCGGGAAAATAGTGCTCCCACATATCGAGCCGGAGCGGCAGGTTGGTAATGACCTTCCTGCCCTGCTCCACTACCGCTGGGATTACGTGGAACGCAACAGACTCATAGGACTTGCCGCCACCTGGTTGACCAAGCATCAGATTGATCATTATGAACCCCAGCGTACGAACGGAATGGTCTGAAGGATGAACCGGACAACTAGCGCCGCGACGATCATAGATATCGCTTGAGGCACACCGATGTAGCCCATTAGCTGCGAGGTTTCTTGAGGAATCATCGCGTAGTACATCTGCGGATCGAACGGAATTGATATCGCAGCAAGCGCGCCGGAGGCGATGCCCAGGAGCGAATCAAACACCCAAACAAAGGCATCAGTGATGAGGTTCCAGATGTCTTTGAATATCTGAAGAAAGACATCGAGAAACCATTTTGCGAACCCGGCAATCTTCGCTAATAGCGTGGTGAAGAAACTAAATATCCCGCTCATATCAGCCTCCAAACATCAGGGCACGGCAAAGAAACGCCGCCGAAACCAGCAGCACTACCTTGATGAAATCAAAGACCCAACACAGAGTTTGGAAATCATGAACGCCGAAGTTGGCCCAAGATGCAATGTTGACGTTGATTGACCATGCTGGACAACTACCGGAGAACGAAGGAACGAACGAACCAAGGAAATCCATGAACGCGCTGTCTTTAAACTCAGCGGAACGAGTATTCCAAACGCCCTCTAGACCGTCCGGATATTTTTGCTGGTAGAACGGTTCAACCTCAGGGAATGGGGAATCGTTAAACGTGCCATCCTCTAGCTCATCCTTTGGTTCAGCGCCAACAACGGGACCGGTATCTTCCGTTATATCGGTTGATTGCGAGCCATCGGGATTGGTCGTAGTAGTTGTTGTTTTATCACGGGATACAACTCCGTCTGGGTTCGAATAATCAAGATCGGTCTGAGTTGTTTTTGTTGTAGTAGTGGTTCCGAGCGGACCAGATGTAGTGGTTGTAGTCTGCGTGCTTGGCAAGCTGGCAGGGCCGGTTAAAGTTGGATTGGTTGGAAAACTGCCAAGACATGTGGGCGAGCCGCCGCAAAGGTCAAACCAAAAATCTCTTACAGCATCTGGCGAAGGGTCAGATGCGGGAATAGCTGACTCTAGGTCGGACCAGTTACTTTCAGAGAACGGGAGGGATGCAGTTGGATTACATGCATTATCTTTTACGCCGTAGGGACAGTTTTCAACGTATTGAGTGAAAGTGCCAATGTATGTTCTTCCAAGAACGGAGCCTCCAGCGCCACGGATTTCGCCATAGCAATCTGTTCTAAGCGTGGTGGAGCCGGGCTGGAGCTTTCCCCAATACGTTGCATTAGCACTTGAAGCAAAGCCGGAACAAGCAGACTGAAGACCGTCTAGAGCATATCGAGAGGTACCGCCCTGCCATGTGTAGTATCTGAGTTCGTCTGGTTCGCCAGCAAGGATCAGCTCACCTTCGTGAACCTTTGCACCAGGAATCATGGCGATAGCACCGGTGATTACGGCGCCTGCTATTAACTTTGGCGGTGAACTGTTTTTGAGAACGGTAACAGCAGTACGAGCGAGAGCACCAACGGAAAGAGTGGCACCACGATTGACAGCGATGGACATGCCGCCCATTGCTAGCTGAACTTGCGACTTGAGAAGCATCGTCCCAAGCTGCTGAGAGCGTAGAACTGTGAGGCCGGACGGCATAACACCGGACGGACCGGCTGCAAGGGCTTTGGCGATACTTGGGACGGGGTGAAGTGTTGCGGCTGTTACGGAGGGAGACGCGATTGTAGCGAGGATTATTAGAAACGCTGTTGTGTACCTAGAATAAATGCCCATCCGCCTATCACTCCACCAAGAAACACCAACGAATAAGCAAGCATCGCTAGATCGGTGGCGGTTAATGCTAGTACTTGCTCTTCCATATTTAATGAAGGGGAGTTTCCTCCCCTCCCCCTAGGCACTTAGGCCTTCTTGACGCCGCGCTTGCCGAGGTCAATGCCTTTGAACGCCATGGTGATTCCGATGATCAGAACACCAGTAGCAACAACCCAAGCGGTAACAGTGGTCAGGTCTACGGCAGCGAATACTTCAGTCATTTTTGAAACTCCTTTAGATCTTACGAATGACGCCAATAGCGACGCCGAGGGTTAGTCCCATCGTCCAAAGTCCGACAGTGACAAGAAAGCCAGCGGAAAACACCGTTGAAACACATTCAGTTGTTAGTGCGGCGGTGCATTCCACTGTTTGTTACTCCGTTGAAACTTTTAAGCGGTTACCAGAGGTCAGGCTGACAATCAGCACAAACCGGACCGTCAGGATGTGTGTCAGATATTCCAAGGTGTTCCCAGCTTTCGCGGGCCCAGTCGTCTAGTTCCTGGCTGCACTCAGAACAAACTTCTTCATCGTCGTCGTCCATGGGTCACCGGGAATTAGTTAGCGCCTGCAACTTTGGCGGGGGCTGATTGCATCTGCTGAGGAGCGGAAATGCGGCGACCTTGGCGAGGGTCAACTTCGAAGTTGATGCGGTCGTCTTTGATCGAGCAGCTTATGTCGCACTCATAATGGCCGACAGGCAGAACTTCATTCTGCGATGCTGCGTAGTAGCTGAACTTCTGCGGATAAGGGACACCCGGCAGATGGGCGAACGCTTCGGCCATCCAGTAGGGCTTGCCGGACTTGGCGGCAGTACCGGTGCGGAAGTTGCCGGTGGTTTCAATTTTGATAGTCATAGCCATGGGTGTTACCTCTTAAAAGCCGAACAAATCGGCAACGCAGGGAGTGCCACGCTCTTGGCGATCCAAGAACCATTGGCGTTCGGGCTTGATGCCCTGGGACTGGCGAGCGTCAACGGCTGCCAGGGTTTCGTTTACTTGCTGTTGCAGGATCGGGTTTACGAACGCCCTAGCCTGCTGCTGCATTTGCATCGTGCGGCGCTGGCCGGCGGTTAGCTGGGTGCCTTGGAAGCTCACTGTGCGCATGACTGAACCGCCGATTTAAAAGATTCATCGAAGGCCTGCGAAAGCAGGTCGAGCATCTCGACTTGGGTGTAAGTGACCAGGGCGAGCGACACCGCAATGCCGAGAAAAAACGGAAACGCCCAGTTCATCGAGACGAAGCGCAGAGTGCGGAAATAGATGCGCGCCTGAGTCCTCATGAGCGAGCCCATTCGCCGAGCTGGTAAACGGTGTAGCAACCGGCGAAGTAAGTACCGAGAAGCCATGCAGTGGCGGCGATCATTGATCGAACTCCACGCGAAAAAACCAAAGAGGATCGTGAAAGCCACTAAGCTCATGGTCGGAGCAGTAGTTGAAACCGCTGGTGGCATGGTCCTGGGCGTCGTGAAGTTCGTGAGCAGGAACGTCATAATCGACGTCGCAACCGCAAACGGCACACTGTGATTTGACGATCATGCGGCCACCTGCAAATGGTTCGGGCGCTGGTACCAGCTCGGGATCGGCAGGACGGTCGACTTGGTAATTTCGCGGGCCTGACGGACGAAGACCGGCGCGAAGCGGCTGGTGTCGCAGGCGTTGCGGATGTTGATGCCGATGCGGTTGAGGCGGGCTGCGTGGGTCTGTACTTGGGACTTTGAGAAGTCGAACTGCTGACCATGCATCCACTGAATTGCATACATGGCCGTGGTGTTAGCGGCGCGGGTGTTTTCGACAATTTGCTCAGCTAAGAGCTGTTCAGATATGGAAACGATGTCCATCGCGGTCACCTTCAATCGCTCATCAATTCTCAAAAACTCGTCGTGGAGTTCGGCAAAACGCCGCTCATCAAAGAGGCCCCAATAGGCGAGGCATTCACGCTGCAAAAATTCGTTCTTCAGTTCCTGTTCCATGCGAACGACGCCATGAAAGGCGCAGTAGTCGCGGACGCGCTGCACATACAGAAACTCGGGGGATTGATCGCCGTAGAGGCGCTTGATCTTCGGGAGAAGATTCTCGTCTAGCTCGAAAGCCTTGTCGTAAGCCTTGCGGTACTGGAGGCGCCCGCCTTTGCCGTTGCCCTTCGGAGTCCACGCAACAGTGCGACCGTTGGGATACAAAAAGCCGATGCTGTGGCCGATGCGTTGGGAGGAAACACCACGCAGATAGGCCAGCACGTTGCCCTCTCCTACCGATACGTTGGTGGTCAAGTCGATACGCTCGATCTTTGCACCATCTGCAACACGGTCGCCGGACTTAGAACCGGAAACACCATCACGTAGATCGACGCGAGTGCAGCGGGTAAACCCGGGCAGGCCGTACTCAGCAAGAAGCTGGTTGTAGACCGAAACACACTGTTCGATGGTCGAGAAACCGAACAGGTTATCGAGGCGCCCTACCCGGCTTGGGTTGCCCTCAACGCGAATTTTCCGGCCCTGAACGTGAATAGTGACCGAGGTCGAAAAGCTGGCCTCATGCTTGAAACGAGGCTGGCGGGTGGAAAGCACTTCATTCGTATTGGTGTCGATTGTGATCGTCATCACATCGCAAACGACGGGAAGGTCGAAAGCGTGTTCCTGCGAAATCGTGAGCCAATCAATGAAGTGCATAAAACGGCTTCCATGTGCATGCACACAAATAACAATGAAGCGAAATCTACACCTGTGAACCTGCACACGTCAATACTAGTCACATGCACACATGTATGATTTTGATGAGGTGGATCAATGAACGGGAATGACATGCCAACGAACGTGCGCCTGACCCAATCCGAGCAGGAAGCGCTCAGGCAAAAAGCCATAGAAATCAACAAGTTACTGATAAAGCAGGGACGCCAGCCGCTAAGGGATAGCGAGCTAGTGCACAAAATCCTTGAGAAATCATTGACTTACGCCCAGCTGACAAGCGAGGGCGAGATAGTTATCGAGTACGAGTGACCCCGGGAAACCGGGGTAAAGTGGGGGTGTAACAGCACCCCCACCCGCTTCGCTCCAAAAAGCGCTGCTGATCGCTACCGAATTGCCATGACCTAACCGGATCAGGTGTTGGGCGTCCTGGGAGACTGCAAGGCAAAGCCAGACGCTGCCAAGGTAGCCAGGATGGGCAAATCAGGGCGCGGATTGAGTTTTGAGGGGAACACCAGGACGGGGACGCGAAAAGCCTCCAGGGTGCCGTATAGGCCGCTGGGGGCTTTTTCGTTATCTGGGGTTGGGGCCGCTGCGCGGGTGTCGTCGCACGTGCTACAGCGTCAGGCTCAGGGGAGTGCCGGCGACTAATATGCCGCAAGCGGCATGCTCGAGGTTGTCAGAGGTCGAGAATCGCACGACAGGCGCTCTGGAGGGCTTCCAGGCGCTGATCGAAGGCGGTCTGTTCTTCGTTGAAGCCGTCGAGCTGGCGACGGAGCTGCCGAAGCTCTGCAACAAGTCGCGGATAGTCATCGAGAAGCCACGTCACGGCGTCAGCACCCTTTCGACCAGGTGCAAACAACTCGGCGGTTTTGATGAGGCGGATTTCAAGGTCGAAAGCGCTGCGCATAATCGCCGTTACATTAAATCGGCCTCGGAGCCAGGGCAATCTTCCGAAGCCGATTCAACGTAACGCCGTCCATTATGCGAAACGCCTAGTCAGAGCTTGTACCCCAGGTAGAACAGAACGCTTAGCGTGATGACAGGAGCGATCATTAGGCCCAGGCAAAGCCCAGGAAGAAAGCCAGC